CTCTGAGCCATACCTCATAAATTGGCTGACAGAAGTCGTTAGCAAACCAGGTACGGCGCATCCTGAAAGCCTTCCACGCCTCAAGAAGTGCTGCCCTGCTTGCTGAATAGCTCGCTGTAAAGTTTTTCAATAACAACTCATATGGTATTTCAAGAGCAGCACCAACATGCTTGGCAAGCGCCGTTGTAAACGATTCGAAATTAGAAGACGGCCTTTTAGGATCTGCAGCAGCGATATCATAGCCGGGGGGCAAAGTGTTGATCGTCCCTGCGCCGAGCTCGAAATCTGCAGGATCAATGCTGATCTTTTCCTTTGCCCCCACGGCCTCGGCAAGTGGAAAATCTCCTACGGCCCCACCTCCTTCTTTGATAAAGATTGTAAAAAACCCCATCACGATTGCGGCCATAAGTTCCGCTTCCGTATATCGTTTTATTTGCTTTAACTCCTCTATAATGGGAGAAAGGAAAGGCACTCCACGATATTGCTCACATCTTTCTGGCACCATCACTTGAAGAATATTTGGAATGCCTGTCCTTTTCCCAAAAGCCTCAATGCGAGTCCATTCCCACGTGGCCATCGGATTTGCTGGGTCATTCAGATAGGCATTTGAAACCCAATATGCCACTACCTTGCCTGTTTTATCTATCTCTACGCCGTTAATAATCCTGTTGCCTGTTTCTGAGTTATAACCGATAGGACCGTACGTATAAGATACTGCTCTCGTATTGGACATAGGCGTGCTAATCCTATCGGCTTCAATGGCGTGGATGCGCAAAGAATACGGGAAATACGGTGTAGGATCTTCAAATTTGATCAATGCCCAACCATCGCCATTTAATAGCGATGACATAAATACAAGCGATTGGATTTCATAGAAATTGTTCATATACGTGGCATCGCAGAATAATCCATCCGCCCACAGCGCAAACTCTCGTTCCGTTTTTTTCTCCCATTTATCTGCTTCGTCGATGGATATGCCAAGCACCTCGTAGTCAATGCGTGCTTTCAGCTTCAATCCCGCTCCTATTACGTTCGTCCTTGACGTGTTTATGGCCGATCTTGCCAGCCCGCTGCTCATGAAAAGATCTCTAGATCGCTGGCGCAATGTATCAAGATTCATATCTATGTCAGCTTGCGGGCTGCTTGACCACGCCTGCCATCCACGCATGGACTTCTTACGCAGAGAAGCGCCCGATTCGGAATAGCCTGTATTTAAAAATTTAAGCGCCCTGCGTGCAGCCTGGCGCTTTAATGCCCTCTCGGGGCTGATGTACGATATGATTTTGTCTATAGCATTCATGCCATCTCTCCTAAATGTCCCTTAAAACTACTCTCTTGCTCGCTCTTGAGGCCCCCGAAATCCTTGCCTCAAGGATGCTCTTCTGCTGTTCAAGCTCGTTAATCGCCTTTTGTACCTGCACAAGGTCGGCTCTCCGAAGCGTCCTTGTGCCAATTCTGTATTCCTGCCCCTGTAAAATTGCCAGTTCTGCATCGTAGTAAGACTGCAGGCGTTCTTTTATTCTTTCAAGCCTTTCCCTGATACTCTCCATGTCCTCACACCTCATAAGTCATATTTTTTTATGCAGCCGTAACGCCTTTTGGGCTGCTCTCTGACCTGTACCTGCCTTGCCTGCGGTTCCTGTTGTTCTCGGATTCTTTTTTCAAGGGCATCAAAGTCGGGATTCATCAGCCGGAGGGCTGCCAGGTTATAAACCCGTAGGTCAAGAGGCTCGTTTCTCTTGTCAGAGCTGATATTTTCCCAGGAAACTACTATCCTGCCTTTGACCTTCCGTATAACCTGTCGCTCGGATATAAGCCCCTTGAAGTACTGCTGATCGTATCCCCGCTCTTCCTGCAGCGGGAAATGGAAATATTTTGGTCCAGGTTTCTGTATTTTAATGCGCTGGATCACGGCCGCTTTCCCAGAATCCACGCCAAGAAGCACGAGAGGCAATCTGTATTTGTTGTTCCTCGATATCTTATAGACCAACGGGATGCCTGACCCTCCCTGTCCACGTATCGGAAACACCCGCATTTGAAGCCTCTCGAGGCAATATCTGTAGACTTCATCAGTGAAGTGGCCGCCTGAGTCAATGCAGGTGCACGAAACGCACATGCCTGTACCGTCTTTTCGCTTCCACGTCTTGTTTATCTTCTCATCCAACTGCATCCATGTGGTCTGGTCGTCGGGCCTTCCCCAAATTATGCCCTTTTCTATGCCCCACGACTCTTCATTCCTGCCCCATCCGGCAACTTCATACTCAAGACGGTCATCCTGCGTATCGACCGCCATGGTAAGCATCAAAACACCATCGGGGACTTCAGCATCGTATTTCTCGCGCCTCGACATGAGCACGCCTTCGTCCTCTATGTCGCCACGTTCCTCCCAAGTCTCGCCCAAAATAGTGTTTACGAAGACCTTAAACCGTTCCGGATCGTCTTTAGATTCAAGGAATTCCTGTATTATGCTCTTCCAGGAATGCCATGGAGATACAAACGAATTGAGATGAAAGCTTTTAATACCGTTTGTCACTGCCAATGGGTTTTCGGCTATCCACTCTGCAGGCTGCCTTTTCATCGTATATTCGTCAAATTCGTTATGACAATCAGGGCATCTCCATTTAACTTCATCCACGATATATGTCTTTTTGCCCGCAATTTCCTCAGATCTGTGCTTAAACCTTATGTCCCGCAGCTCTATGAAGTGATAATTACCGCATCCGGGGCATTTAATACAATATTTTTCCCTTGTCCCAAGTTCATATTCGGCCTCAATCCTGGAGGCCCCGCGTATGGTCGGGGTAGAAGTAAATATCTTCTTGCGATTCCAGAACGTTATGGTGCGTTTCTCGGCTAACGATATCGGATCGCCTTCACCCCCTGCGCTTGACGGGTACCTGTCTACCTCGTCGCACAGAAGTATGCGTATCGGTCGGCTGGCCAGCCCAGCAGGGCTGTTGGCTCCACCCATGGCAAGGAAGCCGCCCGGGAAAACTTTCATCAAAATAGTGTTATTGAGATCTCTTGTCTTTGAGTCTGCCACCTTGCAGCTCAAGACTTCCGTGTCTTTTATCATGGGGGTTATACGACGCTTGGAGTAATCCTGTGCGATGTCGATGGTAGGCTGTATCAGAAGTATCGGAGCAGGGTCAACATCGATGTAATAACCTATGATATTATTCAATATCTCCGATTTGCCTACCTGGCTGCTTGTCATGATGACCACTTTTTCGATTCTTGGATCGGTTACGGCATCCATAATCTCTCGTTGATATGGTGCCCTGTCGGTCCTCCATTGGCCCGGTTCTGCCGAATTCTCCGGCGAAAGCTTTCTGTATGCGTCTGCCCATTCGCTGACGGTAAGTTTAGGCGGAGGGGCAATGCTTTTCGCTATTTTACCGAACAGTTTCGCTGTCTTCGTCAGAGTCATCGTCTTGCTCATCACCATCATCCTCAACCGCAAAAAGTACAGGATCATAATCTTTAAGCTCTGTCAGGGCTTCCAAAATCTCATCTTCAATAATGCTGCTTATCTCAGCCAGGTTATTAAGGCTTATCAGCTTTGGAGCTAATTTTTGCGGAATGCCCAAAATGCGGTTTCTAAAGATCGTCAACATATTGGTCATAATCATTTCAACGTCAGCGGCATCGTGCATCTGGTTCTTGAGCTTGGACAATTTAAGCTCTGCCATTTCACGTTTGGCAGCCTCATGCTTTGCCCTCTCTTCCCAATAGATCGACTTTGCTTCCTGTCCTTCCTTGTCGGTCTTGCCGGTTCTTAGAAATTCGATGTATTTGCTTATATTGGGTTCTAGAGGCCAGCGTCCAGGCGCTCGCCTTTCCAAGACGCCTTCTTTGGCAAGCTGGTTTATATATCTTCGCGTTACGCCAAAGAGCTTGGCCAAAACGTCGGTATTGACAATTATGCCGGAGACATCTGTTTTAACAGACATATTAACCACACCTTTATGCAATAAAAACACCAACGCAAGTGTTTAATGCGTTGGTGGATGGAAATATGGTCAAAATTTTTTGACACCTAGGTAAAGATCGGGGCTCGCCAGCTTCGCTACCCCTTATTCTATCAGAAGGACCCAAAAACCTCAT